ATCAACTACCTCCTTCTATACAAGGCGACGGTAGGAAGTTTATTTCGCTTTTAAAAAGCTATTTAAAAAATATTGCTGGTGAGTTAGACGACCAAATTAAAAAAGTAGAGAGCTACTTTAACGTCATCGCTGATAACCCAGATACTTTTGATGAACAGATTTCTAATATTACAGTCGAAGAAAAGGCTGTCAATGGGTCAGTATCATTGTTAATACGTTGGGATTCTTCTCAAATTAAACAATATGCTGGCGTTAGTATTGACGTAAAAGTCGGTGATTTTCACGATACGTTAGAAATGTTCGAAGAAAAAGATACAGTTCGTCATTATGATACAACTCGCACCAACCAATTTACACTAGACAATGTAGATATTGGTAAAAAATATTGGATTCGTATTCGTGGTAGGGACGTTAGAAACGCTTTGTCTATCAGTGGTAAAGCCCCTATAGCTTTACACTATATCGCTGAGACTAAATACGTTCCTAAATCACCATACGAAGCTACAGTGGTATTTGACAAAAGAGCAGTATATTGGTCTTGGAAACAATATCCACAAAATGATTATGAGTGGACAGAGCTTCGATTAGACCAAAACCCTGGTTCATTGTTTAATCGATTGGACTTAACTACTGATTGGCACTCTGAAGCAAAACCATATGCTCGTACAGGTACGGCTTATCTTTATAACAAAGGTATTGGTAATTCGTACTCTGCTCCAGCAACAATTGAATATGCAAAAGCAGTACCACATAAGCCTAAACATTTAACGGCTACTCCAGGAGTAACAGGTTTATATATTGAATTTGATTTAATCCCAGAAGATTGTTATGGTGCGAATGTTTATATCAATAATGAAAAGCATTTTGTGGTAGACAACAAATTTAGCTTTAACTGTTCTACTGGGAATTACTCTATTAAAGTTGCTTACGTTGATGTGTTTGGTGATGGTGAATTATCAGACGTATTGGCTATTAGTACTATAGGTGAAATTCCTGTAGAGATGATTAATAAAGAAAAGCTTGGTATTAATGCTATTAACCAAGGTATTACTGATATCAATAAAGCTCGCGAAGAAGCCGATAAGAAAATCGGTAATTTAACTACTTCCCTAACTACGTTAGAAGGTGTAGTTGATACTAAGATTACTGATGTAAAAAATACTACTGAGAGTAGAATTACAGCAACTCAAAATGCTATTAATTCTATGGTACAAAACAATGTCAATAATCTTAAAACCAGTATCACGCAAGTAGCTAATAGTATTGATGTTAAGGTAAGTGCTGGTGTAAATAAACTAACTGGCAAAGAGATTATATCTCGTATTAATCTAACACCAGAAACTGTTTCTATCTCTGGTAAATATGTCCACATTACTGGAGATACTGTCTTTGACAATGGTGTAATTGTATCACAACATCTAGGCGATAAAGCTGTAATTGGCACTAAGATTGCCGATGGAGCTATCACTACTGATAAACTTGTAGCTAACGCCATCACAGGTGATAAAATCGCCGCTAATGCGATTACTTCCGATAAAATCAAAACTGGAGAAATTACAGCAGAGAAAATAGCTACTGGCACTATCACAGGTGATAGACTGAAAGCCAATACAATTACAGGCGATAAGATTGTAACTGGAAGTATTTCTGGTGATAAAATCTCTGCTAATAGTATTGCTGGCGATAGAATTAAAGCTGGTAGTATTACTACGGAGAAAATACAATCACATGCTATTACTGGTGATAAATTACAAGTAGAAAGTTTATCCACTATCACAGCACGTATTGGCGAGTTAAAAACAGCAGATACTGGTGCTAGAACTGTTATTAAAGATAACTTAATTGAAGTTTATGACGAACAAAATCGTCTTAGAGTGAGGTTAGGATTATGGGAGTAATTATGAAGTTTTTTAAAAAACTATTCCATAAGTTGTTTAGGAGGAAAAAAGAAGTGCCAGCTGGAATCGAAGTGTTTGACGAACATGGCAACACAATTGCCGATGTTACTACAACATTAACTAAAATCGTTTGGACAAGGGTCCTTACAGAGATTGTACCGACATTTACTATAGAAGTACCTATATATGAGGGTCAACATATATTTACATTACGTGAATTTAATCCATACCCTTATGGCACAAAAAGTGCTAATGGGGGATATAGACGTATCGTTGACGGTAATAAGGTGACGTTTAAATTAATACGTGACGATTTGATTGGTTGGCCTACCAACCAAAAATTGTTAATAGGAGTATATTAATATGGATACATTTGCAGTAATTAACGACAATCATCATGTTAGCTTAGAAGATACACAGACGTGTATACATTTAAAACATCGTTTAAAATTTTCTGGGCCAATACAATCAAAACTTAAATTTACACAACCAACACCGTGGTATGCTCCACGTGTGACTATAGCTAAAGACAGTGCGACTATTGCGTTATCTCTCAGAAATAGAGATGTGGACGAATTTTATACATATAGTGTCTATTGCCCTATCCCATATATCATTGTTGGAATGGGTGAAGATTATTATGTGAGCGATGATAAACAAAACATTCCTGTAATACGAATGGAATTCGCCGCTCAAACACCATATAGTTTGCTAGACGTGATTAAAAATATAGAGATATATGTGTATTCTAATAAACTAAAAAGTAATGCTAAATCTGGTATGGAAATTTACGGACCAGAAGGTGACACGTTGTTTAGTAGTAATTTGCATTATATGAGAATTGCTGGTAGCCACCATACGAATTGGACGTATGCGGAGGTAATGCAAAAACCGACTACACATGATGTATTTAACGCTGAAAAAATGGGTGTGTTTATGATATGGAACTCTGGTTTGCACAAGTATCATATTAATGGGAATACAGTAGACGCTGTTTGGAAAACACGTGCAAACCCAAATCCAGACTTTGGTAATTTTGAACAGACATACGTTGTAGCGGAACATAAATATGATAACGATTTTCCAATTACAATGGACGAAGTATATATTTAGTATTTGACACATTCTACTATTTCATAGTATCTTCATATTAACAAGAGGTGATATTATGAACAAAATTATCGGTATGATACCAGCTACAGCATTTCTACTATATACGTTGTATGACCCTTTCCAATACCTACTTCGTGGGGATATTGGTCGATTTTTAGTAGGTCTATGCACAAGTGGTTTAGTAGGAGCTATTGCTTGGTTTATTTCTTATCGTTTTCTCTGTACTGACATGAAATAGGAGGTTTATGGCAAAACGAAAATTATCACCGCCTACGCACGAATTGGTTGTTAACCAAGGTGACGATTTTTCTTTTCAACTTGTAATTAAAGACGCACAAAAAGAGCCAGTAGATATTACTGGCTTTTCTTATGTCTGCAAGGTGCGTGAAAACGCAGAAAGTGAAACTGTCTTGGCAGAAGCGGAATGTACAACACCAGAACCACAACATGGTCTGGTAGAAGTGTCTTTTACACACGAAGTCACTTCTCAAATTGATACAGATGGGTCCTATTATGGAGAATTAGCTTCCTATTACTATGACGTTGTACAAATCAACGCCAATGGTAAACATGAACGTATTCTTCAAGGACCTTTTTTAGTTAGTCCAGGTATTTCATACCATTAAGGAGGTTTATTGAGAGATTGGATTAATACTCATTTTCCACCTCCGTATAGATTTCTTACTGGCGTATTTATCGTAATTCTGGCTGACATTTTTGATGTATACGAGCGATTGGTTGAGCAGATGTATCGATTATTAAATTTTTGGGAGATTAAAGTTATGGCTGGAACAGCATTATCTCTAATATTATCTTTTCACCAATCTGACTACGCATACGTCGCCCAGGGTATTTTCTGGTTATTAGTCTTGGATATTATTACTAAATGGTTTGCAATTAGTAACCAGTATTTAATAGAACAAGGCATACCACCAGAAAATATTACAACAATCGATAAATTTAGAGGGTGGATACCAGCATTTAGAGCTGGCAAAATTACAACATCTCACTTAGGCACTGGCTTTCTTTCTAAGATGATACAGTACGCATTGTTATTATCAGCAGCGGTCATGATTGACCATGCATTTGGTAATAGCGGTATTGTACTTGGTATGAAAGCAGTAACCTTTACTATCGGTTACACGTGTTATAGTGAGTTTTTATCTATCGTAGAAAATATGAGAGACAGTGGGGTTTCTCATATGGATAAACTTATGGATTTATTAAGTAGTAATATACTTAATAAACTTAAACGTTAAGGAGGCAAATTATGGAAAACGTTGAAGTTCTTGAGCGTGGTAAAATTACTGTAAATATTTACGAAGGTCAAAAAGGAGACCCTGGTAAATCATTACGATTTGAAGATTTAACTCCAGAGCAAATCGAACAATTAAAAGGACCTAAAGGAGACAAGGGTGAAGCATTTACATATGCTGATTTTACACAAGACCAATTAGAAGCCTTGAAAGGCCCTAAAGGTGATAAGGGCGATGGCGGACGAGACGGTGCAAGTGCTACGGCCGACAACGCTCATCAATTGTTGCTACAAGGTAATGTGTGGTGTGAAAGTGCCAGAGTTGACAATGTAATAACTACCTTAATTGGCAATATTGGCAAGCCATTCCCTCGGACAGACATTAAGCTTTTAACATTTACGCAACCAACAAAAGGACAAACAGAACTATCATTACAAGGTGAGGACCATTATAAGGTCAGCCTTGATAGCGGTAGTGGAGAGCCTGTAGAGATTGTGAACGGAACAGCAACTATCACAATCCCAGCTTACGGAAAAGATGATATTGTAGTTGATTATTTCAATATGTTAGGGGAAAAAGTATCAAATATTACTATTACTGGTATTAAGGAGTTGCAATTTACCGATAAAAATGGAATTACAGTATTTAAAGAAGGTAACGTATTAACAATTGACCTTACCAACCAAACGGATAACATCGATAAGAATTATGATATTTCCGATAGACCTGCTTGGGTGTATGACGGCGTTACGGAATTTAAGTTTATTTCTAATTCTCCGAACAAAATTATTGGGTATGCGGAAACTAGCAAAATTCCAATTGATAAGCTGTATGCTACATTAAATACTATCGGCAATCCTAATATCAAAACGATTTACGCCCAATATGGAGAAATTGGAAAAGAAACATTTGTATCTGTAATTCGAAAAGTATATCGAAGTGTTGGCGATGGAGCATCTCGTAAAGTAACATATTTAGGGCAACAAGCAATTCGTTCACGAGTTGAATTAAAGCGTATAAAAGCCGACTATTTTGCAGTAATGACTGAGCCATTTGACGGCAATGTTGTAGGGTTCGGCAACTTCTACAAAACCGCACCAGATAATGAATAATTAGCTAATATGGCTAAAAAAGTAGGTAAATCCCAACGCATACAGACTGTTACCTTGGTTGATTTAACAGGCGGTATGAACGTCGCAAAATCACCAGAATTCCTTAAGCCAAATGAATGTGTAAATTTAGAAAACTTTGAGTTTGATATTGAGGGTGACAAATTACGTACACGGAGGGGACTAGGTTCCCCTCTACATACGTTCGACTCTCCAATTACTTATATCTATAACGACTACGAGATGAACGATTTCTTTATTTTCTTAGAGAATAAAAAGATTTATAGATATGAGTTTGGTAAAACACCTCAATTTATCGGAACTCTAAATGGAGACGCAAAGCGTCCAACATGTACTAAATTTGGCGGTAATCTTTTGATGGCAAGTGGTGGTAAATTACAAAAATACAACTACCAAACTGTATCTGAAATTGCTGAATCTCCAAATG